CTCTTCGATGACGTCGTCTGCAAATTTCTGCTCAGGTGCCCATATCATACCAGATTCAAACAGAGGTGCAACAGCATTTACACGTGTGTGCTTGTCATTTCCTTTGCTTGGTGTAAAATTTATTACCGGTATGTCCATCTGCCTAAGCTCATATGTTAGTGGCAGTCCTGACGCTTTTGCCTCAATAATAACAGATTCTGGTTTCCAATAATCATATTGTTCTAGTGCAATACGACGTAATTCTGGAAACTCGTATCTGCCTTTTATAGCATCTAATAATATTAGATTAGCTGGACTATCCTCGTCAGGATAGAATATTCCCCATGTCGTTATCGCACTGTAATCAGCTGTTTCTTTTTTAGTAAAAGCTGTGTCGTAAGATTGTATGACGTGTTGTAGTTGTGGTATTTCTTCGTCAGTATACTTCATCCACCACTCACGTTTTAATATGGCTCCTTCCTCTGCTGTTGGATTTTGCATCCACTGTGCATTCCATTTGCCGGTGGGCAGTGTTGCTTGGACCTTTTCTAATTCGTCTAGCTTCCAATACTCTGGCCATACTGGTTTAGCGTTCTTTGATCCATGGTCCATGATTGCCGGAAATTCGACCACGTGCCATTGATCAGCTTTTGCTTCTTTTTGATTTTTAATTAACATCCCTGTTAAATCTTTATTGCTCCATCTTGTCATGACTAATATTATTTTGCCTCCTGGCTGCAGACGCTGACGTGGACCTGATGTGTACCACTCGTAAGCTGATTCAAGGGCCGAGGGACTTAGTGCGTCTTGCTCTGAGTGTGGGTCATCGATTATAAGAAGATCTGCACCCCGTCCTGTAATCGCACCACCAACACCGGCTGCGAAGTATTCACCACCCTGTGCCGTTTCCCAACGTCCTGCTGCTTTACTATCTTCTTGTAATCTAGTTTTAAAAATTTTACCGTAGTCTTCCGAGTCGATAAGGTTCTTGGCTTTACGTCCGAATCTTACGGCTAGTTCACCGGTGTGCGTTGCCTGTATAATCTTGAGCTTTGGATCACGGCCCACCATCCAAGCAGGAAGTAAGTATGAGGCAAACTCCGACTTGGTGTGTCTCGGGGGCATGTTAACTATCAAACGATTTATTTCACCTGATGCTAATTTATTAAATTTTTCTGCAATGTGTCTGTGATGGGAGCCCTCTATAAAATCAGGCCACATACATTTTACAAAAGAAAGAAAATCATTTTTAGCTTTGTTCTGTATCTTTTTTTCAGCATGCATAACCTGCAACTGTTTAAATTTTCTACGTACATCTGCAGGTAATTTACTTATGTCTATATTATTCAATTCCATAAAAATTTTTTAAAAAATTTTTTGCACTACGTTTAAAGTGTTCAACATGTTTTTACCAGCTATAACTGTCTAAATCAAGCAATACAACCTGTAGTAGTGGGACCCCTTTTTGTACAAAGGGGGGATAGGGTCTTATTTAATTTATATATTTGGATTTGTTTTGGGACCCCTGGCCCGTTAGGGCCAGGGGTAGAGAGTTAATCTAGTAATGTCATATACGCGTCAGCGTTCATTCTACTAAACTTGTCTAAGCCTTTACGAACTGTGTCGTAATCTTCTTTTATCTCTGCGTTTTTAATCTTATGGTAAAGATCGTATTCTTCTTTATTCAACATAGCAGACTGACCAGAGTATGGATTAGTTGTTTTAATTGTTCTATTATCTTTCGTCATGTCTGGGATCATATAGGATAGATCAAGCATTGTCAACCGGTGTTATTATTTTTTCTGTCCATGATCTTCTATATCCCCAGTTTGTATCTTCTGCCGGGTGTTTTACCACCTCAACATTTATTGGTGTTTCACGTGGCTCAGTTCTAGGGTGTAGGCTGATAAATTCTGCCCAATGTTCATGCATGAAATCATTCCAACAACCTTGACTACAAAACACAGACCAAACATTGTTCCTGTTCCAATGGTTTTGAGCAATCTTTCTGGTCCTCAAAACCTTTGAGCCTTTGACCCCTCGTATCCTGTCCTGTGTTTTATGTTCATGGCACTTTGGACCATGACACCAATTATAGTCACTCATATCGACCTCTATTTTCTTCAATGCTTGGTAAGGTAGACCAAAAAACAACCAACCCCCCAAATAGAATTAATAGACCTAAAACTTGGTCGTTTGAATGAATTGAAACTATTACTCCCAACATCATTAAAGCCATACCTAGTATGGCTTTAATAATTAATAACATTAAGTACATTAGTGCCTCACTTTCCAACTGCCACTTGCAGTCCTGTAGCCATGTGCGTCTAAGTCATAATAGACATAATACGCAGTGCCATTTTTAGCAACACCATAACGAGATTTCTCATCATGTTTGCCTTGTCTTGTTATGTGTTTTTTGTGCTTGTTAGCCCAATAAGTTATGTAAAATGTTTTAGTCATATTTCTTTCTCTCTTTCTGGGACTATCCTATATTATAGAATAGTCCCTGTCAAGTGTTAATTTATAGCTTGTTGCATTTGTTGTCTTGCAATAGCAATTTTCTGTTCTCTAGTTAAAACCTCTTTATCTTCCAATAAACTCGCAAGATTATCTGGACTATAAATTGATAAAGCTAAACTTGAACTTTCATTCATCATTGTTTCATTTAAAACAACACCAACTTTATCTGCAAGTGCTTTTGCTTGGTCAAAATGCCTGTAAGATTTTAAACCTAATCTTAAAGTTTTCATTTTGCCCTCAACATAACTATACATTTGTTCATGCTCTTTAATTACATTGTCTGCACTAGCAACATACATCTTAAAAAAGTTCATAGTGTTTTCATCAACTTTGAACTGTCTTGAATGACAATAAGATGTTCCGATTGTCCAAAGTTTGAAATCGTTTTTCCACTTGTCAACTGGTTTTTGTATAGATTGATCTTCGTTAGATGAATTGCTAAAACCCAAATAAGTATTTACTGCACTTTCATCATTATAATACTTTGGATTTCTTTTTGAGTAATCATTATCAATAGACAAATTATAGTCAGGATTTAAACCTTTTGCTTTTAATTCATCACGATAATATGCTCTTGCAAATTTTCTACCCATGTCAAATCTTACATGAACTTCATCATCTGCTTGATACTCTTTACCCTGATCATCAACTTTAGTAATTGGTCGTTGAACATAAAAACAATTATCTTCATACAACTCGCCACCTGCACTATTGTATTTTGAAATCATCTTTCTAATTGTGTCAACATCTTCTTGTGGTTGATGATATCTTACAACTT